ACCCCGACCCGATGCGCGGGTGGGCTGCCCAGTACTTGAACGTATGGCCGTTCCTGCTGTTGGCGGGCGGGTCGAAGGTGCTGCCGAAGTGGGGCGACTTGTCGGCTCCGGTGCGGGGGGGTGCGCCTGCGGGTCTGGGGGTCGCGACGGATCGGGACGGGACGTGGCTGTCGTTCGGGGCTGTGGTCGAGGGCGAGCCGCCGCATTTAGGGCTCTTGTCCCGGTTGCCAGTGTCGCAGCGGCGCGCGTTCGTGGATGAGGTGGCGCGGGTGTCGTTGAAGTACAGCTGCCCGGTCGTGATCGACAAGGGCGGGCCGGCGTCGTTCCTGATCCCGGATCTCGAGAAGGCGCAGGTGCCGCTCGAGGCGATCAGCACGGATCGGTATGTGCAGGCGGTCGCTGATCTGGTGCAGGCCGTGGATCGCCGCGAGGTGGAGCACGGGGACTACCCGGACTTGAACGCGGCGACGGTTGCTGCCGATTGGCGGTGGCTGAACGACCGGAAGGTGTTTGCCAGGAAGTCGGGCGACATCTCGGCGCTTGAGGCTGTGACTTTGGCTCATCACGCCGCAATTTCGGTGGATTCGTGGTCCGGCATTCTCTGATTGGAGTCCCCGATGGGTCTGTTTGATCGTTTCCGTCGCACGGCGGAGCCCGTGCGGCATGAGGCGGTCTATGACCCGCCGCCGACGTCGGTGGTGGCGGCGCAGCGTGCGGCGTTCCTGCCGAACCTGTCGGTGACGCCGCAGCGGTGGTCGGGGTGGCCGACTGATTGGTTGGACCCGACGTGGGATGGTGCGTCGCAGTTCAATCAGCTCGTTGATACGGCGTGGGCGTGCCTGGACTTGAATTCGTCCGTGATCGGGTCGATGCCGCCGTATCTCACGAACGGCGGCGTCGTGGTTCCGTCGAAGTCGTGGATGGGGAACCCGGACCCGGATACGTACGTGTCGTGGGATGACTTCGCGAAGCAGGCGTTCTGGGAGTACCAGCTCGGGGAGCTGTTCATCCTCTGCCTGGCGAGGGATTTCACGGGGTGGCCGGCGCGTTTCCGGGTGATTCCGTCCGCGTTTGTGAGCGTCGACCCGGATGGGTATCGGATCGGGTCCTATCGCGTGCCGGCTGGTGACATGCTCCACGTCCGGTACGCGCGTCAGGCTGGCACGCTTCGCGGGGTGGGGCCACTTGAGGCGGGTGGCGCGCGGATGGTGCAGTCCGCTGTGATCGCCCGTAACGCCGCCGAGATGGTGGAGAAGGGCGTCGTTCCGCCGTACGTGCTGCAGACGGAGAAGCCGTTGACGAAGGATCAGGCGACGGCCGTGCTCGACACGTGGGTTGAGAGTCGTGAGGCGCGTCCGGGTCAGCCGGGTCTTCTGTCTGGTGGGACCCAGTTGACGTCGCCGTGGCGTCCGAACGCGCACGAGCTCGCGTTGGTTGAGTTGGCGCAGTTGACGGATGCGCGGATCGCGACCCTGCTGGGCGTGCCGCCGTTCCTGGTGGGGCTGCCGTCCGGGGGGGACTCATTGACCTACTCGAACGTGTCGCAGCTTTTCGACTTTCACGAGCGCGCGTCTCTCGGCCCGAAGGTGGGGTCGGTGGCGGCGGCGATCTCGAGGTGGGCGTTGCCGCGGGGCACGCTGTTCGACCTGAACCGCGATGCATACACGCGACCGCAGGCCACGGACCGGGCGGCGTACTACAAGACCCTTTTCGACATGAAGGCGATCTCGGCGGATGAGATCCGGACGATGGAGCGGATGAACGGCGATATCGCGCCTTTGGCGTTGACGGGGCAGGAGGAATCATGACGGATCAGCACATTCGGGCGGCGGCGATCGATGATGTCGCGTTCGGGAAGCGGGAGATCACTCTCATCGCGGTCCCGTACAACCAGGAGGCCGACGTCTACGACTGGGGCGGCGGCGCGAGCAAGGAGAAGTTCGTCCCGGGCGCGTTCGATGGTATCGAGTCGCGGACGAAGCAGATCACCCTCAACCGGGACCACGAGCGTGCTCGTGTGATTGGGGTGGCGACGAGTTTCGACACGAAGAGCGAGCGGGGTCTGATCTCCACTTGGAAGGTGTCGAACACAGACCTGGGCACGGAGTCGCTGCAGCTCGCGGCGGATGGTGTGCTGCGGGCATCGGTGGCGTTCACTGCCCGGTCGCAGGACATGGCCGTGAAGGATGGCGTCCGGTCGATCTATCGCGCGTTCCTGATCCATACGGCGTTGACTCCGGAGCCGGCGTACTCGGGCGCTGAGGTGATCGACGTGCGCACGGGCGAGCCGCTCCCGGATTCTCCGACTCCGAATCTTGATCTTGCCGCAGCTCTCCTTCGGGAGATGTCTGCGCGCTGAGCCGTCTGGGCTCGCTAGTTACATCAGGTCGACTGGACCGCTCCTCCCGTTGGGGAATCCGCCCGTTGGGGCCACTCGCAACAAACACAAACCCCCAACGAAAGGAGTAGGCGCGCCATGCCTACGAACTACCAGGACTCGATGGTCACCCGCCTCGAGTCCGAGATCAACGAGCGCAACTCGTTCATCACGGGACTGATCCGCGGTGCCGAGGAGGCGCAGCGAGACCTGACCGACGCCGAGCTGGAGCTCGTCAAGGGCGCCCGTTCGCGTGTCGAGGAGGTCAAGGGCCAGCTCGACACCCTGTACGAGACCCGAGAGGTTACCGAGGCTGCTGCGAAGCGCAGCGCAGAGGTCAACACGGCACTGCAGCAGATCCGTGGTCGGGTCGAGAACCCGGTCGAGTACCGGTCGGCCGGCGCGTATGTGCTCGACCAGTGGAAGTCCGCCACGGGTGACCGTGACGCGGCGACCCGCGTCGAGACGTACATGCGTGCCGCAGATCATCAGAAGACGTCGGACAACCCGGGCATCATCCCGGACCCGATCGTCGGTGAGCTGATCAACTTCATCGACTCGTCCCGTCCGCTGGTGTCGTTCTTCGGCACGAACCCGGTGTCGGCTCCGACTTTCCATCGTCCGAAGGTGACCGGCCACACTGCGGTCGGCATTCAGGGGACGGCGGGTTCGGCGGCGTCGGCGAACGAGAAGACGGAGCTCACGTCGCAGAAGATGACCATCACCCGTCTCGACGGGTCGGTGGACACGTACGGCGGCTACGTCAACGTGTCGCGGCAGAACATCGACTTCTCGAACCCGTCGATCATCGACACGGTCGTGAACGACCTGGCTGCGCAGTACGCGATCGAGACGGAGGCGGTGTTCGCGGCAGCGGTCGCGGCTGCCGCGACCGGCACGACCGGGTACGGGCTCGCGTCGGCGGCGTCGCAGACTTCGATCGCGAAGGCGATCTGGACCGCGACGGGCACCGTGTTCGGGAAGACGAAGGGCAAGGGGCGACTGTTCATCGCCGTTAGCCCCACCGTGCTTCAGCTGTTCGGTCCGCTGTTCCAGCCGTACAACGCGCAGAACTCGCAGTCGGCGGGCCTGTCGGCGGTGAACTACGGCACGGGAGTCCTTGGGACGATCTCCGGTCTTCCGGTGATCCTGTCGGCGGGTCTGCAGTCGGGGAAGGCGTACCTCGGTTCCACCGCTGCGGTGGAGGCGTACGAGCAGCGCGTCGGCACCCTGCAGGCGACCGAGCCCAGCGTGCTCGGTCTGCAGATCGCGTACGCCGGCTATTTCGGCACGGTCGAGATCGAGTCGGGCGCGGTCGTCGAGCTGACGGCGAGCTGACCGGTGGCCGTCCGCTGGCCGGACGGCTCGTTCACGGGGTCGCTGCTTCGGGATGTTGCCGAGGCAGCGGCTCCGGTCGAGCCGGAGCCGGAGAAGAAGTCCGACGACAAGAAGGAGGTTCGTGGTGGCGCTCGGTGACATTCGGGGTATCCCGAATCAGTACGTCCTCATCCTGAACGGTGAGGACCGGTCCACGGAGACGACTTCCGCGTCGATCGGGAAGTCGGGCAAGTCGGCGCAGACGTTCGCTGAGTTCCGCACTGGCGGGGCGAAGTCTCTGAAGCTGACGGTGCTGCAGAACTTCGCGACCGGTTCGATCTGGACGCTCGCGAACGACTCGGGTCAGATCGGCGCGTCGGTGACGGGCACGTTCCTGCCGCAGGGTTCGGGTGCTGGTCGCCCGAAGTTCGCGGTCACAGCAACGGTGTCGGCACCCACGTCGGACGACTGGGTTGGTGGTGAGGGCGGGGAGGCCACGGCCGACAGCCCGACCATCGATGTCGAGTGGCAGCTCGTCGGCGACTGGGCTCAGTCGACCCTGTGAGAGACCGGGGCGGCGGGAGATCATGCCCTCCCGCCGCCCCTTCCTGCTCGGGCATGAGGCATGAAGGGCATGAAGCGTGGACCGGTTCCTGCATCTGTACCACCTCTATGCGGACGGCGACTGGGGTCGCCCTCTCGCTGAGCACCTGAACGCGCTCGACCGGATCGGCGTCCCCTACCGGGTCACGTGCGGTGTCGTCGGGTCGCCGGAGAACCGGGCCGAAGCCATCGGCTGCCTACCCGACTGGTGGGAGGTCGTCGAGTTCCCGGACGGGTTCGAGGACCGCACCCTGTCACTGATCCCCGACCGGCTCACCGACATTCCGGTCCTGTATGCACACACGAAGGGTGCCGGGTATCCGCTCGAGTACTCGGATGCGTGGCGGGCGTGCATGACCCGGCAAGTGGTGGGGCGGTGGCGGGAGAACCTGGTCGCCCTCGAATCGCATGATGTGGTCGGCGCGCACTGGCTGGTCCCGGAGGCGTGGGAGGACGTGGAGTCCCCCTACTTCGGGGGGAACTTCTGGTGGGCCACCGCGGAGCATCTGCGCAAGCTCGGCCCGATCGACACGTCGACGCGGTTCGGTGCGGAGCGGTGGGTGGGGTCGGTGCCGGCGCGTGCGTTGAATCTGGTTTCGGGGTGGCCGGGGCCGGAGTGCACCCGCCACGAGCCTGGGTTGGCTGATCCGCTGGACGTGTATGCGTTCGAGGATGGCGGCGCGTGCGGCTACTACCGTGTGCGGCTGCCGTTCGAGTGGCTGAACCGAGCCGGTCACCTGATGACCACGACCGACTACACGCAGGACCGGCACCCGTCGATGCAGGGGGCCCGCATCGTGTTGGGGCAACGGATCGGGGGGCAGGATTTCGATGTCGCGTGGGCGAACCTCCGGTCGGCTGGGGTGAAGTTGGTGTGGGAAACCGACGACGACCTGTGGTCGATGGATGAG